AGTTTTTTGCCTATGTATTTTTTGCCATTAGTAGTATTTGTAATTAAGTAAACGAACCCTACTACATCTTCGGGTATATTCTCAACTGGTTCATCATTGTATAGCCATGTCATGTCTTTTATATATCATCGCCACTCATTAAATTTGCATAAATTGATATTTCTTCAATTACTGTAGCATCTTTAATCGTAACACACCAGTTAATAAAGTCTGCAATATGTGAACAATCAATAGCAGACCCTGTCCAGCTATCTCTACTTCTACTGAGAGGTGTATCTAACCTATCAGGAGTAATTAGCGTGGTTTTAAATTGTACTAAGCCCTGTTTAAATGCTTGTGTGCACTGTTTACTTGCATGTGCAAGAGCTACTTTGCTAACCCTGTATGTTTCAAACTCAGGATCTGGTGCAACTATAGTGCGTTCGCCTACACTGCCTATATTAAAAATCCAGCCTGTTTTGCCTAAATCTCGCCAACGTTTGTATATTGCCTGTAGTAGATTAACCTGTGCATAGTTAGCCCACTCTGTATCAGGAGGGCCATCAAATGCGTTATTAATAAACACATCATAGTGTACAGATTCTTCTACTATCTTGTCAATATCTTTTGTTATATCGTAACCGGAGGTTCTATTAGTGCCATCTGCGCCAAAACGTTCTGCTAGTGCCAGTCCTAATCCTCTGTTATTACCAGTTACGTAGTATCTGTAGGTGCTGGTAACCTTTTTGTTTTGATCCCAAACTTTTGTTAGTTTTTGCCCACATGTAAAAGCACACTCGAATATTCTGCCCGTATGCAGACTTTTATCCCAACTGTCCACAAGCTCTGTCCAGAACTTGCTTTGCATAACTTCATCAAGTGTGTGTTTATTGATGTCTAGTTCGTCTCTGTAACGATTGATAAATTCACTTACTTGATTTTTACCTTCTACAAAGTGCAAGTCGTGAGCGCCAGGTGCTACTGTTCTATCATGAAATCTAGCATCATATAAATTATGCTCAAAGAAGTTACAGGGAAGTACCAGACCTTCTGCTGTGATAGCAACTTTGTTGCCCACACACGCATCGCATTTGATAGGGGTGGTATCAAAGTAATCTTTAATGTTTGGATATTCCTGTTTTAGATCTGCTAGTCGCTTCATACTAGCATTTCTATATTCATCTAAATCAGTTACTTCTAGTTTGTAAGGTTCTTTACGCTGTGGTATTACTTCCCAAGTGTCACTCTCTTCTAGGGTTTCATGATTTAGAAAACGTCCTGTTCCTCTAAACAATATATCTTCAAAGCCCACAAGTTTACTAAGTGTCCGGGCCTGTGCTATCTGATGCTGATTGTGCTTGAACACAATAAAGTTCCACTGCGCTTTGCCTCCAGCACGTATAAATGCTTGGGCATTGTTTATAGCTTTATCAAAATTAACACCACGGCGGTATAAGTGATTAGTATCTTCTAAACCGTCAATACCAAAATCAATCTTACCGTAGCCGCCTATTACTTCTGCTAGTTCTGTCCACCAATTGTCATTATGCATGCCGCCATTGGTATGAATATAAATCCAAAGTGTAGGAGACTTTGCTCTAAAGTCCTTTACGATATCTAAAAATTTTGGATGGATAATGGGATCGCCATAACTGCCACAAAAGAAAACCTGGCGTAGACTATTACAAATCTCAGGTGTAAATCGCTCGTTGATAACGTCCCTGCTTAAATGGCATAGTGGTAAATGCGGATTAACACTACCGCCAGCGATGTTGCGAGGACACTGCGGACAGGCAGCATTACAGTATGTTGTAATTTCTAATTGATATTCGCTTATATTTTTAAACTCAAACATCATCAACGCCTTTAAAGAATTCTATAGCTTGTATGAGTTTTTTATCACTAGTACTAAAAATTGTATCCTTGATATTAGGACCCGCTTTTCTTAAATCTATTAACCAATTCAAACATGGATAACGGAATGGTAGCACCCATGTCCCATTATGTCCAAGATATAAATTTGGTTGAATATATGTGGGTTCATTATCACTGGGATGCATATATACGGGATAAAATTTACCCATCCATAACTCTTGTTCCAATGGAACATCATCCATAATTATGGTGGTTATTTCCATATGCTTATCATAATCAATACAAGCTGCTTGGTGTTTTGTTTTACCGTAATGTGTTATCCTCAATTCATGATCGCCAGCGGTACAGTCAAAATCAAAGGTTAAAGAATTCTTAACCTCGCCGTCGTATAATGTAAGATAATCATCTACATTAATTTTAGTTTTAGGTATACCTAACCTATCCTCAAATGAAAAATCTATCACTAGTTTCAATGCACTAGTCCTTGTAGTCTAGCAAGACGTTGCTGATACTTGTCCATGAGAATATCCATTTGGTCATCGCCCTTCCAGAAGATGTAGCCTAAGTTTACTGCATGCTCCTGCGCCCGTATTCTTCTCATTATACGTTCTTTGTATGTTAAGCTAGGATTATCTCTGGATCGCCAGTTTGGACCAATGGGTCTATTAGCTCCGTTTGTTGGTTCTAATCCAAATGACTGCCATTCATTATATATAGGAGCGCCTTCTTCTACAGTGAGTGTAGTACCTAGATTAACTCCAATTATAGTTCCGTCTGCTACATATTTTTGATATCTAGATAACATATCTAGAGTCTGTTGGAAATCTTCCTCATATTCATTTGGAAAACCTACTATCAGTAAAAGATACACCTGTATGCCGTATTTGCTGTACATCATCATAGTATAGTCTAAATCACTGTTCGAAAAATTTTTTCTCATTTCTCCTCTTACACGTTCACTGCCGGATTCAACTCCTAAGACCATTGTATCTGCGCCAGCTTTAGACATGTGTTCATAATCCGTTTCCTGCATTTGAGAACTTGATCTTACTATAGCATGACTGCTATATCGTATTGTACGCAGTGGCAAATTATGATTCTCGTAAAATTCCAATAGGCTTTCGTTGAAAATCCTAAAATCCTTCATGCTTCCATTACATAATGCGTCATGAAAGAAATAATTTTCTACTTCGTGCTTTTCGTAATAATGTATTATTTCTTGTGATAACCTTTCTCCAGTTTTTGCTCTAAATCCCCCATGTACAGTGGGTATATCGCAGAAGCTGCATCTCCTAATACAACCACGACTTGTTTCCATAGGCAGAACACCACTTGTGTAACCACTAGAATAGTCTCTAGGATCAGTGTCACTAAAATCCCAGAATTCATGAAGATTGACATTCGAATATGTTGCATATGAGTCAGTATCAACGCCGGCACAAGGAAGATTGTCATTGACAATGTTCATCACTGTACTTTCAGCTTCACCTCTGACCCAGTGGTCTATTAATCCCATACGTGCTAGTTCATGTGCAAAATAAGGTATACTGCTAAAACTTCCGTTTTCCTGATTGATAAGACCCTGTCCTCCAATGACAATTTTAGCTGAGGTGACTTTCCGTAGATATTCGCATAGAAGTCTTGTAGATTTCTGACATTGCCAGCAGAACACACTGATAAAAATGAATTGAGGTTGATGCTGCAAAATTGTATCGACCTGAGTGTTGATGAAATTTTTGAGTAAGTTTGTCTGTTCTAGCGTGAGGTCAATACTAGTAAACATCCATCTGTCAAGCGAATCGTAATCTTTTGGGTCTACAGATTGTTTGAATTGTGATTGAAATGCAAGATTTATATCAATCACCGTAGCACTGACACCGTGAGTTTCTAGAATACTTTTAATTGCAGCCGGCGCAGCTTGCGGCCTTAGCGCAGCAAATCTTGGCAAGCTCAATATTACTGCTCTGGACATTAAACAATCTCTACATCCGTGTCATAACTGGTGTAACCATTCTCTTTGATTACCTTCATGATGTTGTTAACACGACCACCAAGTTCGTCCTTGTGACTTACAAGCCACACACTCTTGTTACGATCTCTACTCATCTTCTTAAGGGCTGCAAGTGCGTTTTCAACACCACTAGCATCCATGCCACTGTCAACAACTTCGTCAATAAACAACAAGTTGATTGGATGATATAGGCTTTCCCATACATCACGGAACGCCCAGCTTAAACTTAAAATTAGTCTATTTCGTTCACCTCTACTTAGATTATCGAAGTCCAAGTCACGCCCTAGTTCCTGTATTTCCACACCTAGATCGTTCATAAAGCGAACAGTATGTGGTAATCCCATGCGTCCCAAGTAGTAGGTTAGTCGTGCATTAAGGAACTGTAGATTCTGATCTATAATACGTTTACGTATGAAACTGTCCTTATTGGTTAGTAGTTTTAGCAGGAAGTCCTGATGGTCACGCAGTCTAGCAAGTTCGTTAATTGTGTCCCAACTTACTTGCTCAATACCAGCACTTTCCATTTCCTGAATCTGCTCACTGTAAGGATCTTCATCTTCTGTACGTTTTGCTAGTTCTTTTTCCAAACTTTCAACTGTAGTACGATGATTGTAAGCATCGTCGATAGTGTCGTAAAACACTTGCGGTGCAACACCTAGCTCACCTTCAGCGAGGATTTCATTATGTTCCTTACGTTGCTCACTATTGTCTACGATTTGCTGTTCTGCTTCTGTACGCTGTTCCTGCTTGCTTGCTAAGATCTCTTCCTGCTTGGTATCGTGAATGTCCTGTCCACAAGCATGACACTTGTGTTCTTCTAGCAGAGTGATCTCTCGATCCAACTTAGCAATTAGTTTTGCTTGCTTGTCATCATCACTGTCCAAACTAGCAATCCAACGCTCTGCTTCTTCACGCCGTTTCTTTTGTGCATAAAAATCTTCTAGTAGTTTATGATTAGCAAGTTCACTATCAATATCAATGTGTGCTAGATCCTCAATGCCAGACTTTAGTTTCTTTACGTCCTCATCACGCTTTGCATGCCAGAGACGCTGACGTTTCTTAAGACTGTCAATCTGCTCTTCAACACGTTTGTTAGCATCTTCAACTGCTTTGATACGATACTCTTCTTCGGTAATCATATCCTTAGTCTGCTTGCCGAGTTCCTTTAGTTTATCTGCTTTCTCACTTAGTAATGTGATGCCCAGCATTTGCTCAATAATAGTGCGCTGATCATTAGCACTCAAACTAAGGAACGGCTGTGTATAGGTATTAAGAGCAACCAGATGTTTAAACATCTCGTGGCTCATACCCAACAAGCGTTCTATCTCAGTCTGCGTTTCACGGTTCTCACCCTGCTGTTCTTCTGTCTCAATCTCACCAACTGTAAACTTTAATACATTAGGCTTCCGCCCACGTTCAATATGATACTGTTCGCCGTTTATCTCAAAGTCTACTGTAATCAACATATTCTTACCGTTGGTCTTGTTAATCAAGTTGTCACGCTTGATATTAGTAAGAGCTTGACCGTAGAGAGCATAACTCAGTGCATTGATGATTGTGGTTTTACCCGTGCCATTTCTGGCTCCTGAGTCGTCACCTCCTTGATCTAAATTTTCACCAAGCACAAGAGTTAGGTCTCTACGGTCAAAGTCAACAGCCTGGGTTTGGTTACCCACGCTCATGAAGTTCTTTACTGTAAGGGTATTAATTTTAAACATTATACCAGTGTCCTAAATCTTTATTAAGAAAATCTTCAAGAGTCTTTATATTGTATTGTAACTGGTGTTTACTTTTGCTGTCAAGATTAATATTTCTCTCGTAGGCAGTTGCATTGCGAGGAGCATGATCTACTAAAACATCAGTTAAACCCACATACTTAGTAATACCATCTACAAACTCTTGGGGATTATTCTCTAGGTCGTCATAGAACAAAACTTTAAGTTTTTCACTTTGCCATCGTTTAAGAATTCCTACATAATCTAAATGTTGTGTAATTGACTGAAAATATTCTGCGTCTTCGTTTGCACTGGCATGAAAGTTATACATGCTATTCGCATATGAATAAGGATTCCTTAGTATAATAGTTATATAACTAGCATAATTTTTTATAAATTCAATTTGATCATAATCAATTGACCATAGATTAGTATTAAAGTTTAGACTAAAATTATACGCAGAAAAGTATGACTTATAGTCATCCACATTAG